CGAGACAGTGACGGCCAGCCCGTGAGTATCACGGTCATGCCCAGCGCAGGTGCACACGTCGCAGAATCCGACGCCGAGTGGATTCAAGAATTACTCAACCATCACGACCTCGATGTGGATCACGCGGTGGCCTTGGAGCGGGAGGAGTGGGCGCAGTTCTTCGAGCAGTTCGACGCCACGGTTGGGCGTCCAGAGTTGACCCCGGAGTTGATCGCTAGCCTTATGCGAGGACCGCGTCCGTTTGGTGCATACCAAGCCGAGGGTGGTGACTTGATCGATGACTAACCTCGAAGATTTGACCCTTCGCTTGAAGAGAGAACAGAGAGATCTTGATCAGCTCTTGGGGGAGCAGAGGTCCCTGACTGGTTTGCAGTCTAGAACCAGTAAAGAGGTGGAGGACCTCAAGGTGCTTGTGGCTGAGTTAGACCAGACAGCGGCCTTCCTTACCAGTATTGGTGAGGAGCAACAGTACCTAGCACAGGCGTCAATAGAGACTCTTGTCACCGAGGGCCTACAGACCATCTTCGATGACAGTCTGAGCTTCCATATTTTGCAGAAGGTCAATGGCAAGACAGCCACTGTCGAGTTCGTTGTTCGAACCGAATTGGCTAACGACCGGGTGGTGGAGACCTCAGTGTTGGACGCCCGTGGTGGGGGTCTAGCGGCTGTCGTTGGGTTCCTGCTCCGTCTGGTAGTGTTGATGCTACGCCGGGACGGGAACGAGAAGCTTTTGGTCTTGGACGAGACCTTTGCTATGGTTTCCGCAGACTACCTCTCCGGGGTTGGAGAGTTTCTAGTTCAACTGAAAGAAAAGACGGGCGTGCAAATCATTATGGTTACACACCAAACAGAATTCACTGAATATGCAGATAAGGTCTATCGTTTCTCCGTCAAGGATGGAAACACTATCGTAAAGGAGGAGAGTTGAAACCTCAGGTATGGATAAAAAACATGGATGATGGCGGAATGCCGTACTACTTCTTTGGTTTCACTGAGGTAGAGGACGGCTACATTACCTTGGAGGTGTCTGACTCAGATTTACGGGAGATGCTTTCCGATAATGACTGAGTCCCTGTTCCTGAGGTACCGGCCTAAGACTTTCCCGGAGATAGTAGGTCAGAGGCTTTCAGCCGTTGCTCTGTCTAAGATGGTTGAGCTCAATCGAGTTCCCCAGGGACTTCTATTCTCGGGCCCTTCGGGGTCAGGAAAGACTACCGCCGCTAGGGTGCTCGCATCCTCTCTTCATACCGAGTCTGTCTCTGTCGTAGAGATTGATGCCGCCTCTAACCGAGGGGTCGATCACATAAAGACCTTGATCAACACCCTTAGGTATGGATCTGGCGGGCACGTCATCATATTGGACGAGGCACACAACCTCACCAATGAGGCCTTCAATACGTTGCTGAAGACCCTTGAGGAACCAGCTCAGGGGACTGTGTTCATGTTACTGACAACAGAGCCTGGGATTATCCCCGAGACCGTGAAGTCTAGGCTAATGGAGTTTGAGTTTAGGAAGATCTCAGAGTCTGATACCTTGAATAGGCTCTTTTATGTGTGCGAGAGGGAGCAGTTCGATGTCAATGACGCTCTTCTCAGATTGATTGCCACCGAGTCTCGGGGAAACCTTCGGTCGGCTCTGATCTCTCTTGAGTTCGTCACCCTTTCTGGAATAGACAGTGTTGACGATTATCTTGAGGTGAACGGTAAGACTGACTTTGCACCTAACCTGCTTGAGCTGATGACGATAGGAAACTACGACTCGATTCTCACTGAGCTAGACGCCGTACTCTCGATAGTGTCCTCTCCCAAAGACATATCCATTTCTCTTTTGGACCTCTGTAGCGACCTACTTCGATTGCGCGCGGGAGGGCCTCTTCCTTTTGAGGGCACAGCCTTAGACATCAGGAAGCGCCTGTCTGTCGAGATCTCTCGGGAGGAGCTCCTATCTGCCGTGAAACTAATCTGGGACCTTAGGACTAAGACCCGGTCTTCTGAGGACCCACGGGGGTCTCTAGAGATGACTGTCATACTTATGTCTGATATTCTTTCCAGATCCAAGAGAGTCTCCTCTCCTTCTGTGATAGAATCTAGAAGAACCCCCTCGCCTACGGGCGAGAAAGCAAAAGACACCTCCAAGGTGACTTTGTCCGATATGAGAACTAGCTAAGGAACATCCTTGTCCAAGATTCTAGTAACAGGAGGGGCCGGATTCATTGGCTCTTACGTAGTTGACCTACTAGTAGCTGACGGACATACTGTAGTTGTATTTGCCCGTTCTAGCACTCATGATGATCCCCGACCCCAGGTGCGTACGTTCCTAGGTGACATTAGGGATCAGACCTCCGTGTTCGAGGCCATCGCCCACTGTGACGCGTTCATTCACCTCGCCGGGGTACTTGGGACGCAGGAGACACTCCAGAATCCCCTCCCTGCCATTGACACCAACATTCAGGGTGGAATCAACATCCTTGAAGCCGCCGCACGCTATGACGTTCCTGGCGTGAACATCGCAGTTGGCAACCACTGGGAGAACAATCCCTACTCCATCACCAAGAGCACGGTTGAGCGCTTTGTCAGGATGTACAACGCCTACCGGGGCACTCACGTATCTATCGTTCGGGCTATGAACGCATATGGTCCCCGTCAGTCTGTAGCCTCTCATAATTCTTCCAAAGTGAGAAAGATCATGCCCTCGTTCATTCACATGGCCCTCAATGGTGACCCTATTGAGGTCTACGGCACGGGGGCCCAGGTCATGGATATGGTGTACGTCACAGACGTAGCTGACGTGCTGGTGGCCGCTCTTTATCAAACCGTAGCCGAGCACGCACGCCACATGAAATCTGATGAAGTATTCTCAGCTCCCATGTTTGAGGTAGGTTCCGGGGTTTCTACTAGTGTGCTGGATATTGCTAAGGCCGTCCGTCTCTCGGTAGATTCAGACGTTCGTATCGTCAATCTTCCTATGCGCGTGGGGGAGACCGGAGGCGTGCCAGCCATTGCTGACAGGGGCACCCTTTACCCCCTATACGGGGAGTATGGTAAGGGATTCGTGTCTCTCAAGGATGGCGTATCTAAGACAGTGGAGTACTACCGCTCATGCCTGTAATCCACAGATTCTGGGCAGGCCCTAAAGAGCTCCCGGCTGAGTATGCCTATTTTGGTGAGCAGTGGGGCGTTCTCAACCCCGGCTACATTCTGAGGATGTGGTCATGGATCCAGCCAGGGGAGGATGCCAGCTCATTCATCGAGGGCCTGCCAGAAGAGGCAACAGCAGTCCACCACTGGGGACATAAAAAAGACGGGAGGTCGAACACAGTTGAGACCGCCACACAGTAAAGCAATTGCTTTCACTGCCTACAATCGTGTAGGCTACCTGGCTAACGTCCTAGAGACTTGGCGAGGAGTCAAGGGACTACAGGACTGGTACTTCTATGCGTCGGTAGAGCCAAGCCCCCAGCAGGACGCTATTGTGAATCTATTCACACAGTTCTACCGGGACATGGGCATGTCCAACTGCCAGATTGCTGTCAACAAGCGTAAGCAGGGGGTGCTACACCACCCCTGGGTGGTCATCGACCAGCTGTTTAATGACGGGTCTGACTTCGTAGTACGGGTAGAAGATGACCTCACTGTGGCCGACGACTTCCTACTTTACATGGAGTGGGCTAGTGAGCAATTCCAGGACAAGAAAGATATCGCCGCTGTCATTGGATACACCAAAGACTTCCAAGGCACTGAGGATGAGGTAATCATCCGTCCAGAGTTCTCACCCCTTAACTGGGGCACGTGGAGGGACCGCTGGGACACAGTCATTCGAGACACCTGGGACCACGATTACTCTACATTCAACGGCAAGCCTGGAAATGAGTGTGTGCCTCTCAATACTGAGATCCTTACAAAGAGGGGGTGGCTCTCCTGGGATGCCGTTCGAGTAGGCGACGAGACTATAGGATATAACCGCGACTCCAATAGATCTGAGTGGACTAAGGTAGTCAATGTAGTTCGCCCATTTACATCCGAGGTAGTAAGTCTGTTCAGCGACAGTAAGCCTTTTGTGTGCACTCCCGGTCACACCTGGTTAGTGCTTGACAAATACAGAAATATCAAAAGTGAGTTAGTAGTTACAAAAGACCTAAGTGGGCAAAGACCCGTAGTTACTTCTATTCCTGCCTGCACCCCGGATGGGTTAGACATCACGAACTCAGAGGCGGGAATCTTGGGGTGGATAGCAGGGGATGGTTCATACTCTTTCTACGGAGACGGAAAACTTAAGGCTAGCCTTAGTCAAGCCAAGGTTGAAAACTTCCCCGGTATTGAAGAGCTATTTAAGGACGTACCTCACTCTGTGTATAATCATAAGGGAGTGAGAACCTGGTACTTACACAAGGCCTATGCACTGGATCTAATGACTAGGGCAGGAAACCCTAAAACCTCTTCTTTTGAGTCAGTTCTTCAAATGTCAGACTCTCAGAGAGTAACCTGGCTATCCGCCTTCGATCTAGCAGAGGGTACAGACCATGGATCGAAGAGAAGACTGTATCAAGTAGTCGGCAATACCTCAGACGCCGCCCAGCTTGCTGTGTACCTAGAGGGACACAGACCTTCTAGGAACCGGATTGATCGTGGAAGAGAGAACGAACATCCATATCATCAGATTCACTATGCTAACCCAAACTGTACTGCCTATCCTATTCCTATGGATAAGGAAGAGTTGGTTTGGTGCGTCACCACCGAGCTAGGTACTTGGACCGCCCGGCAGAATGATTCTGTAGTATTAACAGGAAACAGCGGGTGGGATTGGAACTTAAACACTAGGGTTCTCCCAGCTAGAAACCTGAGCTGTGTATACCCGGCTCAGAGCCGTGTTCAGAACATAGGAATCAACGGCACGCACTCAGTAGAGAACTACACTCAGTCATTGTCATTCAAGCCTAGTTACGGGGAGCCTGAGTACCGCTTAGGACGATAGTAAAGGTATGGCTGAACAAACCACTTTTCGCACCGGCATTAACCTTGCCTTCGACCTGCCTCCGCAGTACCGGGAAGACCCGGATCTGGTAGAGCTATACGACGCTCTTATCCTAGAGCTCCGCACCGAGGCCAGGGGTATTCCTATGAATACCATTCAGACCCTTCTCCTTGAGCGCATCGCTTTCTACTATGTGGCTCTCAAGGGGGCCGAGCGTAGTGGAACCATCAATCCTACCCAGATCAAGGACATGACAAAGTTCTGGCTCGACATGACCTCGGAGTTCAATAAGCAACTTGCCGCAGGACACGAGAAGCTACGTGAGTCTCTACTTCGTTCTATCTCTGACATGGTGATGGAGAAACTGGCTGACATCCAAGACCCAGAGATAAAGAAGACTGTCATCCTCAGCCTTAAAGAAGGTTTTGCAGAGATGGGAATGTAATGAATAACGAAGCAGATCTGATTATCAAGCTCTCTACAAGCTCAGCTAGCCTAGCAACTGCCCCGGGCGACCAGGACAACTGGATCGAGCGAGCGGGGACAGGAGGGCACGGGGGCGAGCTTCCCGCCTACATCCGTAAGATTGCTAGGGCTGTTATGAAGTCTGGGAAGAGCAAGTCAGCGGCTATCGCTATTGCTATCTCTAGAATCAAGCGCTGGGCCCACGGAGGTGAGAATGTGCAAGCGGGGACGCGCGCTAAGGCCGCTAAGGCATTGGCTGAGTGGGAAAGCCTAAAGCTGAAGAACAAAGCCCACAAGGTGGTGGGTCTCTCCAGCCCAGGGGGTTCCTACTTTGCCGTATCTAATACGGACTTCGACACTCGCCTCATTGGTCGAGCGTGGGGCGCTATGCGTGACCAGGCTCTGGGTATGGATCGAGATCAAGATGTCCCTGAGGGGCACTCTGACTCCTTTCCCTACATTCTAGAACTGTGGAACACATTTATCGTCGTAGAGGCCCCCCGCGTTGGTCAGCTTCCCCGCCTCATGAAGATCCCTTACGTGTGCACAGGCACTGAAGTCCACTTTGGTCCCGCAGTTGAGGTCAAGGCAGAATTTGTAGCCGTGGCTTCCGAGTTGACTGAAAACGAAGAAGTTCTACTGGCGGGTCTTGTTTCCTCCAAGGAGGATTAATGGGATTCCGCATTTCTGACACCTTCGGGCTTGAAGGTGAGGTTAAGGGCCGCTCCTATCTGGAGACTGTGTTTGAGGAAGAGCCCGTCTCTCTTGACGTGTTCGTTCAGGACCAGAATTATCTGAACAGTCCTCCTCTATCCCAGATTCAGTATGAACTTGTGCAATACATCGAGCGCATATACCTACCCGAGCTGTACCCTCTCATGGCTGAGGAGTTTGGAGGGTACTGGCTGGATACCCTCACAATCAGAACCACCAACCTTATCACTGCTCAGTGGGGTAAGGGTGCGGGAAAAGACATGACGGTACGTGTAGCCGCCCTTAGGGTGGCCTATCTTTTAATGTGTTTACGCAGCCCACAGGGGTACTTTGGTATGCCTTCCCAGGACTCCATCCACCTTTTGAACATCGCCGCTAACGCACCCCAGGCTCACCGAGCCTTTTTCGAGCCTATGACTAGGGCCGTCCGAAGGGGCTGGTTCAAGGACCGGGCCTACCCAAAGCAGAATTCTATTCGCTATGACAAGGGAATTGAGGCTATCTCTGGGCACTCCGATGCAGAGGGGCTGGAGGGACTTAACCTCATCCTGGGTGTAGCTGACGAGATTGACGCATTTAAGGCACGTAACGAGCTGGTCGGGCAGGGAGCCAAGGCCCGTGAGTCTTCTACCACCGCCGAGGGGATGCTTGACATGCTGAAAACGAGTGCCTCAACTCGGTTCCCTTATTCTTACAAGAGGGTGGCAATCTCCTACCCTCGTTACCTTGGATCCACTATCCAGAAGTTGACGGATGAGGCCCGCGAGAGCGTAGCTAGCGACCCTGAGTCCAGATACTACTGCTCCGGTCCCTTTGCCACGTGGGAGGTCAACCCCCTTCGTAAGGGGAAGCATGAGTTTGCTTCTGACTATAAGAGGGATCCTGATGAGGCGGCGGCTAAGTACGAGTGCAAGCCGTCGCGAGCTGTCAACCCTTATTTCAGAAACTTCCGAGCATTCCAGGCGGCGGTGGAAAAAGAAGCACAGCCTATCACCATCTCTTACGACAAGCGTCTAGTGACCTCAGATATCACCGGAGACACTACCCTGGGTTGGGAGCCTAAGTTCCATTTCGCGTCCGACTTCAAGCCCGTACAAGGGGCTCGGTATGCCATGCACGGTGACCTCGCTTTAGTGGGGGACCGTGCAGGCATCGCTATGTCCCACGTTTCTCACTATGAGACCCGGGAGGAGACCATCGCCTCTGACAAGGAGGGCGAGCGGGTCACCCACAGCGTTTCAGTACCTGTCATTCGTAATGACTTCACCATAGCTTTCGAGGCAGATATTTCAGATAGTCCTCCACGAGAGATCCAGGTGCGTTGGGCCCGCGAGCTATGCTTTGAGCTGGTGCGTAGGGGATTTGCTATTGTGTCATACTCCTTCGACCAGTTCCAATCTGCCGACAACATGCAGATCCTTGAACAACATGGGATTGAGTCTAACAAGGTAAGCCCCGACCGAGATCAGACCATTTGGCGAAATCTCCGCGACTTAGCATACGAGGGGCGTATTCGTATGCCCTTCAGCCAGCTACTTCTCAACGAAATTGAAGCCCTCTCTCTCTTTGACAAGAAAGTTGACCACCCTCCTACAGGCAGCAAGGACCTAGCTGATGCTTTTGCCTGCTCTATAGTAGGAGCTATTGCCGCAGGCGGGGAGGAAGATCCTGACGGGGCGATGGTAGACTTAGGGGACACCATATTCGAGGTGGGCGATCAGATTAATCTAACGATGGGCATGGGCAACCTTGCCCCTGAGGGTATAGAGACTGTTCTCACCCTTCCAGCTGGATTTCAGGAGTTCTAATGTCAAAGAATAATAAAAGACTTGAGGGCGTCATGTCCCCTCTGGTAAAGCCAGAGGAGGCCGACTTTGGTGTGTCCGTGGGAACGGACATGACCCTTCCTTTCGCCACCCCATACCAGCCTGATCTTTCCAGTCAGTCTCCAATCAATCTCTCCGGGGTGACCTACGAGGTAAGCCCATACGAGATGGAGAACGGGCCCACGGTGGCTCAGCTGGAAAGGATGCGCCGGAAGGACGGGCAGGCTACAGCTCTTCACAGATTACTTACCTTGCCAATTCGCTCCTCTCTTCCCTCTGCTTCAATCACACCCGCAGAAGGGGGGGAGAGAGAGGCCGAGTTCATTCAGGATGCTCTCTTCACTCCTCCCAGCAAGGGTGGGATGGATGTCCCGTTCTCTCGTGTCATGGCTCAGATCTTGGAGTCCCTATTCACCGGGTTTGCGGCCTTCGAGAAGGTCTACTGGCGTCCAACTTCAGGCCCCTTAAAGGGTAAGATCACCCTCAAGAAACTGGGTCACCGCCCAGCCACTAGCATCAACTTTATCTCTGATGGTAACGGTGAGTTTGCTGGTATGCGTCAGCGCATCTGGTCCGGGCCTAACTATCGTGACGTTTTCATTAAGCCTCAATACAGCTTCTACTTTGCCGCCCAGGAGGAGCTACGTAAGTTCTACGGAGTGAGCTTCTTCCAGAGTGCCTATTATCACTGGGACAAGAAGAACAAGCTTGAGTATATTTCTCACTTGGCCGCTCAGCGTTCAGCCGTGGGCACTAGAGTTGGTAAGGTACCTCCTGGGGCCTCAGCTTCACAGAAGAGAGAGTTCTCAGCCGCATTAGCTAACATGGCTTTGGCTCAGTATCTTGCAGTTCCTGAAAACTTCGAGGTTGAGGTTCTCAAGGAGGGTGGTAACTTTGACTTCATTGATATGATCAATCACCACAACTCCCAGATGTCAAAGTCGGTGCTGGCTAACTTCTTTGATCAGGAGCAGGGATCAGGGGCTAGTGGGGGAGCACTTGTCAACTTCGGAGGCCCCGGGGATGACATGTTTGTCCTCATGCTCCACGCGATCATGGATGAGATCGCTAGCGCGATCAACTACTTCATCATTCCTCCCCTAATCGACTACAACTGGCCCAATAGCAAGAAATACCCTCAGTTCACCTGGGGCACCCTCACTGACGACCAGCAGACCGCTGTCGCCAAGATGTTCGAGAAGCTTGCCGCCGCTGGTCAGTCCCTCACGGTCACCCCTGAATTCATGAGAGCTCTTGAAGAGAACATGTCGGAGACAATGGGGCTCGACATCGATTACGGTGAGGTAGACGCCAGGGAAGAGGAAGAGAAGGCCCTGTCTGAGGCTCAATTCGCCCAGGAACAGGGACTGGAGGGACTCACAGGCCCCGATGGTGTTGAACTTCCCCAGGCTAAAGAAGTTACCCCGGAGGAGGCAGAAGCCTCTCTGGCTGATCTAGAATCATCTCTAGGTGTGGATGCAGGTGCAAGTTCCCCAGAAGCGGCCCAAGAGGCTGATTCGGGAAGTGTAGAATCTAAGGTAGGGACGTAGAAAATGGCAGACAAGGATATTGACGATACAGGGGGTTCTGGGCGGCGCGTAGCCACCCCAGAGGGGTCCAAGTTCTATGGAAAGCCTGTGGGGACCCTGATCACCGCCAACGACGAGCAGGAAGCAGAGGGCAGAAACCGCCCCGTAACCATGCTCAGGCTTAGATCTCTACAGCGTCAGTACATTGCGGCTACCCGCACCAAGAATTCCCCTTTACAGGCCGCAGTGAACAAGCAGTTCAAGCAAGAGATGAAGATCTACAGGGACGTAACTGGAGAATCTGCTTCTGATGTACTAGATTCCTTAGATGCTGACTATGAAGAGGGACTTAAGGATTCTACAGAGGTCAATGACACCGACACAGCAGATGGAGACAAGCCGTCACAGGTGTCCGAGGGTGGAGTTAACAGCTCAGGGATTCCTTCAGCTACTGCCTAGGGTCGATAGTAACAGTACACGTAGAAATTCTTTTAGGAGACGCCCGTGACCGTAGAAAACTTTTCTACAGATGATGCTGATTACTCCTCTGCTGACTTTGATGAAATCTTCCTAGCCGCTCGTTCCTTGCGCAAGATCGCAGGCAAGGGGAACCGAGGTAACCGCTACGTGCGTACCCCCGAGGGGGCTCGATTCTACGGACAGCCTATTGGAACTCTCATTACGGCTGACATCATAGCTTCACTTGAGCGCAAGAAGGGAAAAAGAGGACCTAAGAACTCCCTATCCTACAATCCTATTACTTCTGGTAAGTCGAAGTCAGCTCCAGGCTCCCGTCCAAACGAGACAGGGAAGCACACCGAGGATGGCACCCACCCTGTAGAAAAGGTTAATAACCAGCCGGGGGGCCAGAAGAATGCACAGTCTGCCGCCTCTGCTCAGGCATCTACCCCTCGCGACCCAAACGCCTCTGATGGGGCTGAGACTAACACAGCCAAGCCCCGCTCCCTGGCTTATAAGACGCCTGAAGACCTGCCAGACGCTCAGAGCGAGTACCTCCAGCTAGGGGACAAGAGCTATGAAGTCCCCAAGGGGTCTACTCTGGTTCGTCGCAAGGGCAAGGATCTAGCCTACGTCAAGACCCCAGACGGTGGGGCTCGTATGTTCACCGACAAGGGAGAGGTTGAGCTGGATGCTGAAGCTCAGGACGCTATTTCTAGCGCCCTCTCAAGTGATAGCTCTAACTTTAAGAACTATGAAGTAGACACACTGGACGCTAAGCGCCCAGAACCTGCTGTTGGTGATAACGTACCGGACAAGGGCTGGGTAGAAAACTCCCAGCCTGGGACCGTGATCCAGATGGGACCCAAGGAGACCTCTAGGTTCAAGAAGAACGATGATGGTAACCTCTACCAAATGGATGCCAGTGGTGAGCCATATGGTGGACCAATCAATCCCAGCTCTCTTAACTACAAGGATCCCGATTCCCCCGCCACGGTGCAGGAGATACCGGGAGACGGGCCTGATGGCGCTGAAGTAGAGGCTCAGATGGGGGACGAGCTAGATTCTATCAGTGCCGAGCTAGATTCTGCAATTCAGGATCCGGCCCTTACCCCGGGACAGCGTTCTCGATTTGAGGCAATTCGTTCCCGCATTGGTTCGTTCGACAAGACCCCAGACCCCTCAAAGCCTGGGGACCTTCCCGAGACCTCGCGTTCCTCCAGCACGTCTAGTAAGACTCGTGAGGACAGACCAGAAAGCTCAGATAAGCAGTCCGTTCTTGATGACCCAAGTATAGGCGGTCAGGACTCCTCTTCTACCCCTCTCAATGATGAGAAGACAACTTCAGATAAGTCATCTACCCGTCCTAATTCCGGGGACGGGATTACCCCAGAAGGGCTGGATGGGGCGGAGCCTGGAGATACCTTTGCGGAGACAGAGCCAATTGACAACAGCAAGACCCGCTATGTAAAGCGAGACGACGGTAAGTGGTATACCCGAGGAGATGACAAGGGATACACCGCTGAAGACTTTGACGGGGCTCAAGGTGAGTTCACCTATGCGGGTGAGGATCTGTCAAAGGCCGATGCGCCCAATACAAAGGCCGATGCGCCAAATACAAAGACCCCAGAAACGCCAGAGGCTGATACAGAGAGTGTTGACTTCGACCGCAAGTCTATTGAAGCTGTCCAGAGCTCCCGGGCAGATGAGGGAGGCGTGTGGGAGAAGGTAGCCAACCTAGACCCAGAAAATGACGAAACCTCCCTAGACCTCACGGATGAGGAAATCAAGGAGTTCATTGATGGTTCCGAGGGAGATTCAGACCTGGCAGATATGCGTGATACGCTATCAGAGGTTCAGAAGACCCGGGCGGTAGATAAGCGTGGGTCTAAGGACAAGCCTAAGGACAAGCCTAAGGACAAGCCTAAGGACAAGCCTAAGGACAAGCCTAAGGACAAGCCTAAGGACAAGCCTACAGAATCTACAACACCTGAAGAGGTAGACCCCGCGCCTGAAGAGGTAGACCCCGCGCCTGAAAAGACCTCTCGGGACGCTCGCAAGGAGCTCAGGGATACCTCCCTGGCTCAGAAGGACAACGCCTCCTCAGAGGATCTAGATTTCACTGATTCTGGACAAACTGCCTACGCCCTTGACAAGGAAGGTAACCTAGTAGAGCTCCGTAAGAACAAGGATGGGCGCTGGACTACTAAGGAAAACTGGCGCTCCCGCGAGACCACCCCTCCTAATAGTGAGGGGTGGGATGGGGCCCCAGAGCGAGACAGAGATGGATACACAAACGAGGAGCTTAAGACCGAGTTCGATTCTGTGTCAATACCAGATAAGTCTCGCAAATCTGACGCAGAGAGGGCCCAGATTACTCGCGAGCGCGAAGCTCGTCTAGCCGCCCGTCAGTCCAAGGTCAACCAGGCACGCGAGCGTCAGATCGATGGACAATCACGAGGTTCCGCAGGAACCGTCCTGACCCCTGGATCCCAGAATCTGGGCGCTACCGACCCACGCTACGATGCGTACCGAGAGAAGATCAAGGCCTACATCGATGAGATGGGCTACAACGAGGCAATGGACGATATGTCTAAGGCCGTCTCGGCGCGCTATCGTGCCCACCTAGACGCCAATGGCCCCTCTGCCGTACGGCCCTCAGACATGCGTACCTGGGCCTATGACTACCTGGATGGCTGGGAGAAGAAGAACCCACTCCCTGATTCTCCTAAGCCTTCGGCACCAAAGAAGAGAAAGTCTAAGCGTAAGCCCGTACCTTCAATTGACCTAGAAGATAAGAAGAAGGAACGCAAGGACTTTAACCCAGATGCACCCGGGGGAAATAAAGAACCCGCGTTGGGTCCCAAGGCCAAGGACTTCTCCACTGAGAAGCAGGACGGGGACTCTACTAGAGGACGAGCGGGCGGGACCACTCTTGAGCGTAAGCCAGAAGACGCTCCAGAACCACCTCCTGTTGAAGTAGAAGATGCCTTAGAGCCTGAAGTAACTGAAGCTAAGCCCGGTGAGACGGTTTATGGTCTTGACGATGACGGAGATGTCATTGCCCTATTCAAGCCAAATGAGGGAGGAGGCTGGCTTGGAAAGCCCACCGGGGCCCGCCAGTGGGAGCCCAATAACTACAGCGATAAAGACGTTTCCGACGCTGTTGCTAGATACAACGAACGTCCTGACGTTCAGGCCAAGCCCATCCCCTCCTCTCAGGCAACCCTTACCCCTGGGAACGGTCACCCTTCGGGTGTAGCGTCTCCAAAGGAGGCTCTTAGTGGGGAGTGGTCCCTCAAAGAGAAGGACACTATAACCAAGGATTGGTTTGATAACGCCCCCTTTGGTTCAAAGTATCGTTACGGAGATTCTGTATTCCAGAAGGACGTGGACGGTAAGTGGCGCAGGATCTCAGGGCGCGACGGATACTTCAACCCTCGCTCTGAGGGGCTCCCTGGTAACTCACGCCCGGGTCACAACTTCAATATCTTTGAGCCCGATGGAAGCCTTACAGACAAGTTCAAGGACTCCAATGTAATGGAAATAGGGGACGGAACTCACCGCCCATACTATATTTCTGATAGTTACAATCCTATCCTCAACCGCACTGAAGACTTTGATGCTATGCCTGATGGGGCTCAGATTGTATCTTACAAGCCCCCTTTAGGTATTAAAGTTAACAACGTTGCGCGCTACCACACGTGGAAGAAGAAGAACGGAAAGTGGCACAGTCTTACTAGCTCCGGACTGGAGTCGGAGGGCGTTTCGTCTAAGGACATGGGCCTTGAAGGCAGATACATGTACAAGGCCGAGACCTCTGATGCTGATGTGCCTTCCTACAACCCAGCAACCCTAGACCCCGGGAATGTGTCCCCTCGCGTTACCCCCCACGGGCGCAGTGTTATCCAGGGTGAGTTTGGGGAAGGCGCAATTATCTATCGCCTACGAACTGACAAAGAGACTAACACCACTGGAGCGAAGACTTACTCATACCGCCAGGTTGGGTATGATGCCGAGGGCAATGAGATGTTCATTGGGGAGGACTTCACCACTAACGCCCCTATCTCTCTAGATAACTTGAATCGTACACTCAATGGTGAGTTCTGGTCAGATGACTCCCCCCAGACTCTTCAGAATTACGCGAGACGCAGGGCAGAGGCGGGTGGCGAGGTAGGACACTACCTCAATGATGAAGACATATCTCCTCTGGTACACCCAGAGTCGGATATCCCATCCCACATGGATTATGCCCCAGGTGACAGGATCCAGCAGTTCTCTCAGATGTTCAACTACGACAACGGTACCGTTATGCGTATACCTGGGAATGCTGAGACCCCTGATGTGTACATTCGCAAGGAGGCGGATGGCTGGCATAAGATGAATGGTCAGGACTCCGTCTTTAGTGAAAAAGTTGACCTCTCTGAGTTCCAGTCCGCTTTCAAGGACAGGGACAGGGGTATCCGTTTCGAGAGCTTCGGGGGGGAGATTGACCGCGACACACGGGGTATCGACCTCACCCCTGATGGATATAGTGCGTCTGCTACTGAGGTCGAGGAGGCCATCCGCGCTCTTGAAGGGTACGACGGTCCCAACCCGACCTCCGCCCTCAAAGACCTCAAGGGCAACATCCTTAGGGGAGACTCCCCCGCTCTTGCTGACGTTCAGGCTAGGGCTAAGGCTCTATACCCAGGGCTCAACAGCAAGGAAGCTACCTCTAGGTACCTTCGTACCCTTATCAACCAGCGCCCCGCCAGCTTTGACGGCAAGGAGAGAGACAAGGGGCGTCGCGTAGTCATCGGAGTTAAGGGAACCCGAGGCGCGGGTCGCCAGAAGGGCACCGAGGTTCACGGAGACTTCACTAAGCAAGAGGTTCAGGACGCCGTTGACACCCTAGAGGGCTCCAAGGGCGTTCGCCCTCTCAGCGACCTGAAGAATGCCGACAGCCCCATGAAGAACATAGACCCTGCATCTGTACTTGAGGGTGCTTATGGTAAGGGGAACTTCCCTAAGGATGCAGGAAAGCGCAAGCAGGCCTACATCGACTACCTCAACGACGTTCTCAACAACTTCGATGGTCTTCCGGACGCTCCATCTTCTCCGAAGAAAGAGGAGAGCAATTCATCTCCTTCCGAGCCGGAGGAGAATGAGAAGACTGCGGAGGCACTAAAGAAGTCCCCCAACCTCTCTACTGAATCACCATTTGATGCGGAGGGGCGTGGCCGGGGGGTGTCCCCGGAAACGGCTAACACTATAAATGATATGGATAATCGTCACCCTGGGAGGTACCCAGCTATGAAGGAGGCGGCAGACGCTGGATACTCAGCCACCCCTGAGCAGGTGGATTCAGCAATGGAAGAGATGTCATCTATTGCTAACCTACAGGTAACTAAGCAATCTGAGAAGGTGTTTCAAGAGTTTGGAAGTTACAGAGCATTAGAGGACTTTAATACTACCTTCAGGCAAATGGTTAATGAAAACACTGCCCGTCATTACCAGTCAGGGACAGACGTTCTCTCTGCTCGCTCCCGGGCCGTGCACGATGCAACAGACGCAACTCAGCTAAAGAGGGCGTTGAAGGCTAGGTTCCCCGGAGCCGACATTGGTATCTCTCCATCTGTCTCTAAGGACCCTGAATTGATGCAGAGGGCACTGGTATCTGCTAGAACGTTTACAGATTATGTAGACAAGAACCCACACGCTAGGGTCGGACTAACTCAGCTTGAATTCATCCATGGACGCTCCAAGGTTAAGCGTTCAGTAGACAGTGACGTGGGAGGGGTCACGGCGGGTACCGACCTGGGAGCAAAGGCTCTTTCTATCAACCTGTACCGTGGGTCCTTTGATCAGCCAGCGTTCCAGCGCAACATAGATTCTGGACACTTCCACTCCACAGGTGACGTAGTTTCTGACAAGTACGTGCTCATTCACGAGTTTGGTCACCTGCTGTCCTATTCAGGGGGATTTGATGTACGTGCTGACCTGCACAAAAACATGGCTAAGCTGTTAACTGGTGTGGAGGCTGGTCGCGCAGACCCTAAGATCAGGCAATCGTTGAAGGATAAGAAGATTTCTGGGGAGCTGTCTAAGTATGGGGGCTCTAGCCTTGACGAGGCAATAGCAGAGGCATATGCTACAGTGGAGACTGCTCCTGAAATAGCCACGGACACCGAGAGAGCAATTTACGAGCTGCTTGCGGATTCACTAGAGAGAAAGTTTGGCAGATGATAGACCCAGACAATAACCCGGTATACACGTCTCAAATGGTTGACTCTGCAATTGAGGGCGCTTCCCCCGGACCTTTTTCCGTAGCCATGCTGAGTTCTGGTATTCCATGGCCAGATGACTTCTCCGAGATGTTGACAAGCCTTACAAAGGGTGAAATCAGCAAAGAGGAAGTTGAAGACCACGCAGATGAGAACCTGGTAGGGTTTCTCATGTTTCCAGAAGATACTGAGCCTACACCTGAGTAATTCTGTGCGGTCGATAGTAAATGTATGGATACATATGCTATCGCCCCAGCTCCTATTGGCAGTGACGCGTTCGTAGAGCTCTCTGCCNANGGAGCCAAATACCGTATTTTCGAGAAGCACATTCTTAACATGGGTCCTCTCAACTATAANGGTAGAGTAGTCAGCATTGACGATGACTTCTATACTCACCTTGTAACGAACCTAGAGCGCGGTGTTTGCGTCCCCTCTGTTCCTAAGGTAAATGCTCAGAACCAGCATGTTGAAGACCCAGACCTTAACATCGGTAAGGTCATTGGGCTCTCCCGCAGAGACGGCAAGATCTACGCCCGCTTTGAAGCCCGGGACGAGGAAGCAGCAAATAAGATCGGTAAGTCCTACCTAGGTGCCTCTGCTTTCTTCCATCTGAACTATCAGGATACGGCCACCACTCAGCGTGTAGGCCCCACTCTTTTGCACGTAGCGGTTACTAATCGTCCCTATGTGACAAATCTAGAAGATTACAATGAGGTGCTTCTGTCAAGGGGGGCCGATAGTAATGATGAAGCTGTTGTTTTGACAGCCGCAACTAAGGAGACCGACAAGATGACTCTTGAGGAACTTTACACCGCTCTTAAGGTGGATCACGATATTGACGTTCCTGATCTTCAGAAGCGCGCTAAGACAGCTGACGCGGCTGTGGCTCTGACTTCTAAGATCCGTGCAGATCTGATCAGCGCTGAGCTCGTTGCTCTTTCCGCAGACCAGAGCGAAGACGACGTTCTAAACTCTTACGACGACATCAAGGGCGCTATCGATGCGGCCCACGATGAGATCGTATCGCTTTCAGCTCAGGTCCAGGAAATGACCGAGGCTCAGGCCCGCGAAGAGGCAGAGGCTAAGGTCCAGAAGCTTGTGGATGATGCTTTCATTGCCGAGGACAAGGTGAAGGCTTACGTAAAGCTCGCCCTGAATGACCCAGAGACCTTCGATGATATCGTCCCGGGGGCCCCAATTGTGGCTCTCTCTAATGAGGATGGTACGTCTGAGGACACTAATGCCTCTGAACCTACTACTGAAGACCTTGATAAGGAAGCGATTGACCGTATCACTTCCTACGAGGGATTCAACTTCAACGCCTAAGCGCCTCAGCTCTCGATAGGAGAAATAATAAATCATGGAATACTCCGGTAACACAATTCCCGCGCCCACCTACAAGGGTGACCTTGAGTTCACCACCAACGAGGAAATCCTCTGGTCCACTCAGGGCGTCGTCCGTAAGGGCGTAACCCTGAAGCCTGGTCAGGAAGTACTCAAGCTCGGAACCTTCCTCAAGAAGGACACCGCGACTAACTACTATGTCAAGGCAACTGATGCCGCTGACGTGATTGGTGTTCTCCAGCAGACCACTGACACGGGCACAACTTCTAATGCCGATGTATGGCAGGGGAACATCCTCTTCGGGGGTTGGCTAAAGCTTTCCCACGTTTCCACAGCTAACGCAGGCGGCGCAATTCTCGCCAGCGTTGCAGGTGCACAGGTCAACGAAGCTCGCGGATACTTCCGCTTCTAAGTTTTACCTCTAGTCGAGACGCTGAAGGTGTCTCCCAGGACCTGAAATCCTGGGAGCCGCCTTGAGTAGCTCAATAGAGAAGCTCAATAGACCAGCCAGGTGACTCCTCGGAGTGGCGCAGGTCGGGCACTTCGGTGTCGCCGCAATTGTACATGCTAAGGCAACTAACCTAAGGAGAACAAGGTGCCTGACATTTCTATCCTACAGCCCACGGTGCTTAGGGGAGTGGTTGAGAAGTTCAAGGCTCCCGAGAAGCTAACCCTTCTTGGAATGGTGCCTCAAGTCTCGCACCCTTTCCCTTCGGTTCAGTGGGAAGTCCTTCAGGGCGCTCGCACTATCGCTGACCTGAACGTTCCTAACTCTGAGGCCAACATTGTGCCTCAGCGTGGACGCGCTCAGCAAAGCGCTACCTTCGCCTACCTACGTGAGAAGAAGAACTTCTCTCCTACTACCGTCCTATGGATGCGTAAGGTGGCCGAGTCCGCCGGAGACCTCTCCATCCTTCAGAACGCCGAACAGCACATTGCTCGCGAGATCGAGGACCTCAGCCAGCGTGCTGACAACCGTGCCGAGTGGATGCTATGGCAGGCACTTACTGGTAACCTCGCCTACGATGACCCCGAGACTGGTGTTGTCATTGATGTGGACTACAAGTACCAGAGCAGCCACAAGCCTTCCCCAGGTACCGGATGGGACACTGCAACTGCTACCAGCATTGTAGACGACATCCGTGCATGGAAGACTCTTGTTCGCCGTGACGGTATGGTTGAGCCAACAGATGCCTTCGTGTCTGAGAAGACCATGACCTACATCACCAACGCTTTCGTCGCCTCTGGTTCCTCAGCTGGTGCTCAGGGTCAGAACCTTGGAGCCCTCCTTACTGATCGTATGCGCGAGCAGTTCATGGGTGCCGGTTCGATCATCTCTGGATTCATGGGCCTCAACTGGCGCATCCAGGAGTCCACCTACGACGCCGCTGGTGATGCTTACACCAGCACCGAGCTTATTTACCCAAGTGCTCAGACCTCATTCTTCAATGAGGACTCCCTGGTTCTTGGTAACTTCTCGGCGGGTCGTCCTATCGAGCTCTTCGTTGGCCCAACAGCTGACTTCGAGGCTCCTCGTAACTACACCGGCAAGTTTGTCAAGACTTGGGAAGAGAAGGACCCCTCGGGTCGCCAGGCTCTTCTTGAGTGGGCACTCATGCCCGTAATCACTCGCCCAGAACAGATGATTTACGTTTCTGACGTAACTGCTTAAGTTCTAGCAAGTCTCATAGAGAGGCCCGATCCCTTAATGGGGTCGGGCTTTTCTGTTTTTCCAGAAGAAGAACATATTTACGTGTTAGACTCTATGCAGGGCGATAGTAAAGACAACTACTAAAACCATCATTAGAGCGAGGAATACGTGGACGAACTAGAGACTATCTTGCAAGGACCTCCCCCCAAAGATTCCAGGCGTAGATGTTGCGTAGCTGACTGGCTAGCCCGACAAGATGACGGAGTGAAGAGGGCTTTCAACACCGCTGTCACGGGAGACGAGTGGACAGGGAAGCAACTCTGCGATCTCATGCAAGAACGAGGCTTCGCTAATAACGCGGACAGAGTAAGAATTCACCGGAGAGGGGACTGCTCCTGTGGAAAATAGCGAAGACTTCATAGACAAGCTAACGAACGGCCCAGAGGGGTCAGTTTACGACCCCTTGTCCGACCCTTACGCTAATGCAAAGTTTGGCGGAAGCGAAGACGAGATCACTGTAGAGAATGTGGTGCTCCCTAACCCTTTGCGCCCCGATGACTATGGTAACGCCTTTGACAAGGTATTCGAGGTAGCTGGCCTAGACAAAGCTAACTACAGGCTCCTGGATGACTCCCTTAAGTTCAGCACCTGGAACCAGTCCTCAAAGCCTAAGGGGTCCGCAACACGAGACATCATTACGCTGTTCTCCTACAAGGCCACATTCGTTCGTATCAGCCCTCTGGCGAAGCGTACAGAGTCTTTGATAGAGGAACTAGCCGAGAGTGCTAAGAACCGCCGTAAGGGCAATAGGCCGACACCGGGGACAGGTCTGGGGGCACCGTGTTCCTACACTTTCCTCGCGTCTGACTGGCAGTTGGGTAAGCCGGAGACCCGAATTGAGGATCTATCACATGGCAATACCGGAGTCGAGCAGACTACCTGGAGAGTAGAACGGGCCCTTGACTTAGCTGTGAAGCAAATCAAGGAGATGCGCAAGAACGGAAAGAACATCACCAGCGTCTCCATCGGCTTCATGGGAGACCCCACGGAGAACGTGGCCGACTCTTACACTAATCAGGCTTACACCATAGAGCTCAATCTCATTGACCAGATTGAGCGGTCCCTTGACCTCATGGAGTTGGTCACCGGGGAGCTCCTAGAGCTTTCTGATGATCCAGCTAACGTCTTTGCTGTCTTGTGCAACCACGGTCAGATGACCCGTAAGGGTACTAAGACCAACGTTACTGACGACGCAGACAATGTACAGAATCTATTGATGCGTCTCCTCAAGGACAGAGTCATAGGACCCAGCTTCTCTAACGTGAACTGGTATCTACCCGAGGATAAGATGATCACGACCCTGGGGATCGCAGGGGTTCCCATCTCTGCCGCACACGGGCACAAGATCCCTTCCGGGGTCAGTGGAGAGGCTAAGTGGTTGGCTACCCAGTCGGCTAACCTCTCAGACAAGCGTAACCACCGTACCGAGCTCTGGCTTACGGCACACCGTCACAGTCATGAGAGCAAGGACTACGGGCCCTATCACCGCCTTCAGGCCGCTACGGCGGATGGTGGGTCTAAGCACTTCGAGGACGGTACAGGTATGTACTCAACCCCGGGGACATCGGTTGCTCTTATTGGGCGTCACGATGAGCGAAAGTATTCAAACTTCGAGCTCCTGTAGGACTCGGGACGATAGTAACAATAGAGGAGACACACTTATCATGAATGAAATTACTAAGCCCGAAGAGGGCGACAACAAGCAGGGCTGGGTGGACTACGCAGGTCAACACGGTATCGAGACTAAGGGACTAAACAAGACTCAGATTATTGAGTCGGTTGCAAAGTATGAGTCCCTTGATACTGTAGAAGGTGAAGCAGATTCTGGTGNCCCCTCTTCTTTGTCTAACCTTGTAGGNGGCGAAGACACCGAGGAAGACACCGAGGAAGACACCGAGGAAGACACCGAGGAAGACACCGAGGAAGACACCGAGGAA